ACTAATAGCGGCGTTTAAGACCTACGGCAGTCCACAGAAGGTAGCGCAGGTTCTAGGCATAGATGTTGGTACGGTTTACCGAAGGCGGGCGGCACTAAAGGACGTATCCCTACCATCCTTTGCCGCAAGACAGCACAGCATCGCCAACACATACATCCCAGATAATCGCAGAGTCATATCGCACACCGTTGAGAACGGCAACGTCTTTATAGCCTCCGACTGCCACTACTGGCCTGGCGAGGAAACCGTAGCGCACAAGGCTTTCGTTACTCTGCTGACTGAATTTAAGCCCAAGACCATCATTCTAAACGGGGATGTGTTTGACGGGGCTAGAATCAGCCGCCACGCCGCCCTGATGGGAACTAACCCCCCTACCCCTAAGCAAGAGATAGAAGCCTGCCAAGACCGTCTACACGAGATTGCAAACGCTTCTAAGAACGCTACTAAGCTGTGGAACTACGGTAATCATGACGTGAGGCTCTTTAATTTTTGTGCTGTCCATGCACCAGAGTTATCTGAGTTCACCGACTTGTTTGCGTACTTCCCAGGTTGGCACACGGGGTGGAGAATAGACATAAATAACTCCGTGGTTGTAAAGCATAGGTGGCATGGCGGGATTCACGCGAATTATATGAACACCCTGAAATCAGGCAGAAGCATCGTTACCGGCCATCTCCATCAGCTCAAGGTGACCCCTTGGACGGACTACAACGGGCGCAGATACGGTGTAGATACAGGAACGCTTGCGGAGCCTGGTGGCGACCAATTTGCGTACTGTGAAGAAAATCCTGTGAACTGGTGTTCGGGGTTCTGCGTTCTGACATTTAAGAATGGTATGTTATTACCTCCAGAGCTTTGCGAGGTGATAAACGGCGTGGCTTACTTTCGAGGAGAGAAAGTGGGATAAATGAGTGATTTAGTAGCCTCGGCAAAGAGTGCCGCGCAAGGAATAAAGAGCGCAATTGCCGCAGGGAAAGAGATTGAATCAGTAGTCAACGATATTCAAAAACTTGGGGTCGCAGAACTCCAAGCCAAGCAACAGTTCCAAAAAAAACAACGGGTAGTCAAAGGTGATACCACCATCCTCACAGCCTTCGCGGAGTGGAGGAGACTCAAGGAAGTGAAAGAAGCCGAGGACGACTTGTACCAGCAGCTCGTAGAACGCTACGGCAAGGAAAAGGCTGACTACGAGTGGAAGGACATCCAAGCCATAAAAGAACGGCAAATGAAGGAGGTCAAGGAGGGTCGCGACGAACTAGGGCGTGACCTAAAGAAACTCCGTGAACTCAAGGTTATGTGCTTCGTAGCCTCGCTAATTATCGTCACAACGTACTACATCTTCAAAAGTCTGAGGCTCAGATGCAAAACGCAGCCCTCGACCACGATAAAAAAGTCATGGAAAAGGCAAGCACTTGGGTCGTCAATTATGTTGGAACTGTGCGACCAACCGTGACCTACATTTTAATTTTAGAGTTAGTGGCTATTAACTTTTGGATTATGTGGCACATCTTTTCGCTTCCAAACGTGATAAATAACATTGACGATGTTATTAAATTTTCTGATGTTGTATTTACTTCTGATGAGATGGCAATGGTCGGCGGTGTGCTAGGATTTTGGTTTGGGGCACGAAGCTGGAGTAAAAAATGACAATTGGTGTTTATGCAGTAATTAACAAACACAACAGAAAAGCCTATGTTGGTAGTTCTTCAAATGTTAAGATTCGTTTAATAAATCACAAATGCTACATAAATAAAAGTTTATTTTTGCATTATCAGGGTTACGCCGAAGATGCAAAAAAGTATGGGGTTGGCGGGTTTGAGTTCAAATTGCTCAAACAAACAAACACCATTGAAGAAGCCAAGGAGTTAGAAACAGCATTTCTTGAGTGTTTTATTGATGACCTTTACAACAAAGCACCTCACTCTGATGGTTCTACTGGCATAAAGCGTAACCGTGATTTATATGTTAAGGGAGCTGCCAAACGGCTGCAAAACCCAAACTACACCAAGAAACTTAGCGAAGCCTGCAAAGGAAAACGCGCACTTGTAACCTGCCCAAACTGCGGGTTAGTTGGTGGTGGTGGCAATATGCGTCGATACCATTTTGACAAGTGCAAGGGTAAGAAGTGAAAGTAAGCAAGGAAGCGATTGAGGGCATCAAGAAAGACGAAGGGGTAAGGACAAAACCTTACCGTTGCCCAGCCTTGCTTTGGACTGTCGGTGTAGGGCACGTCATAGACCCAAACTCGAGCGAGGTGTTCTGCGCCTCTGTCCAGGTGGACTTACTCAAGGCCGCTTTGACGCTCTGGTTTCCTTCTCCTTCAACGTCGGGCTTGGCAACCTCCAAAGGTCAACCATCCGCATGAAGCACAACCGTGGAGATTTTGAGGGCGCGGCTGAGTCCTTCATGGCGTGGACTAAAGCGGGCGGGAAAGAGCTACCTGGCTTAGTTAAACGTCGGAAGCACGAACGCGCTCTCTATGAATCTGAGTAATCCTCTCCCGTAACTCATCTGCTACGGTCAAATTGTGCTTGGCCTCAAACTGGTCAAGCCACTTCCTCCTCGCCTCCCTTGTCGGGAGCGTCAACACATACCTTGCCAGCCCCTCTATCTTCGCCTCATGTTCGCTCATCACGATTTGATAGAACTCCTCTGGGGTTGCGGTAAAGGTTCCTCTACTAACCAGCCCTAGCAAATGTTTTATGCAACGCTTTTCTGGCGGTGGTGACGGCTCTGGCTGCGTCAGATTTTCGAACAAATCTCCCAAGATAATACCTCTTATAGTTTGCCATTATGTGCGCCTCGTAAAACTTTTCCTTCCTCTTGTAGACACCCTTGATGTTGGACTTGGTTTTCTCTCTGCGCTTGGAGTTCCACCTGTTCTCCATCTGCGTGGCAACCCTGAGATTGCTTAGTCTATTGTCGGCAAACTTGCAGTTTATGTGGTCAACCTGTTCGGGCCAGTACCCGTGATGGTACGCCCAGACAATCCTGTGGGCAAAGTAAGGCTTTCTGAATATAGCAATTTTGCGATAACCGCGAGGGGTTATGTGTCCTGCAACCCTGTTCGCGTACCTACGGTTCCACATGACGTAAGCAGAATACTTGGCGAAAGCCTCAATGGGTCGAGGCTTCCACACAAGTCTTCCACGCCTGTAATCAAACAGGGCTTTCAGTTGTTGCTGGCTTAGAATGGAATGTCGTCCTCTAAGGCTTGTTGCTTCGGCTCTGCCTTGGGTTTGGGTAGTTCAACCTTCAGGCTCATAAACTTCTGCCCAGACTTGCCTGTCTTAATCCACGCGGCTAGGTTGTACTCAGTCCCGTCTACGTTTAACTTTCCCTTGTAGGCAGGAGCCTTCTCGTTGTCACTTTCGTTCTTAAACAACACACCGCTATTGGTATTATCGTATTCCATAACTTCTCCTATTTGGCTGCTAAATAAAGACCCACGTTGCCTAATGCGTACCCACAAAATGCCACGCCTAATTGAATTGCGACTACAAGGTATACAACACCGATACCGGCTATTAACCACGCCGCCACTCTGTCCACCCCGCAAAGATAATAACGCCTAGCAGAAATAGTAAGAACCACGCCGCGTCTTGCGCGTAGAGGTGTGCAGATATAATTCCGTCTCTCATTCTTCGTCCTCCGTGTTCATTAGTAATTGATACTTAATCACCTCTAAAACTCCCACCACCGAGGCTAGAGGTAGTGCCTCGTCAAACTTCTCCACAACCCCCACAATCTCTTGGTAGAGGGCTTCTATCATCACCTGCTGACTCAACCCCGCATCTCCTGGGCTAGGGTCTTAAATCCCCAATCCTCTGCCATCCTCGCGCACCGCAACATCTCCTCCTCGCGCACGATGTCAGCAAACCTCTGCAACTGGGTGCGAGAGTCCTCGTGGAAGTTGAACAATATCTCCCCCTCCTTTAGAAACAATCCCGCCTCTACCGCTAGGTCGTCAATCGTCACACTCGGCCTCCACTTCCTTTAGAAATAACTGTACCTTTTCCAACATCTCGTCCATGTCTTTTTGCTCAGGCTCGAACCGCACGATAAATAGCATCTTGCTCACAGGCAGTCGGGAGTCAAAACTCACAAAGTCGCACCACTTCCTGCCAGTACAGGCTAACTGGAGCATCATCTGGTTCTTATACTTTGCCGGAACCTTTCCTGCTTTTCTGTATTGCAGGTGCGTAGCCGTGTTTGGGTTCTTAATCTCTACCAGACCATCCCCCACAAGCCCATCAGGAGAGGCTCCAAGCCATTGTATTGTCGGGTGTGGTACGAAGCCTACTTGGTCTACGAAAACGCCCGTGTGAGCCTCGTATGCGGCTCTGGCGATGGGTTCCTGCTCGGTTCCGCGAATCATAGCCGCGTTGGGCGCAAAACCCGCCTGTGGGGTCTTGGTCAGTCTTTCGGCTACTAGCTGCCAGAGGTAGTTTTTGCGGGTCTCTGTGTCCTTACCCGCTAGAGCGTCGCTAACCCTGCTGGCTGTTACAAACCCCAGCCTCGCCTGTAACCATTCCTCCGAACCTTGGACTATTTCTTTGTAATCGGTCATTGAGCCTCCTCTTGGCTATGTGTAGTTCTGCCTCTAACTTATCCGTACTCATCCGCAACCTTTGGGCTACATTGTGGCTCAAGTTATATGGGTACTGGATATATCTTGCCTTCAAAACCCTGCGGCTTATATCGGGTAATTCCCTAACTGCGTCCTCCACCATCTGCCCGTCCAGCATATCGGGTTCTATTCTCGGTTCCTCGCCCTCAAAGACATCCTCGGACTCGTAGTTACCCTCTGCGCTCGCTGCGCAAGTACGAACCTCTGGGCCAAGAGGCCCGTAAGCACACCACCAACCCCAGTTTTTAAGGCGGTCTTCGCTAATCATTCCCTTTGAACCATATTTTGTACAAGTCTGGTCTATGCTGTTTTATAACCGGCTTTGCAGATTGTATAAGTTCTTGCGCGTTAAATCCACAAGTTTGAGAGCCGACGTGGTGGACGTAACTTCTACTAATCCAATGGGACAGTCCTGCCTCCATTTGCTCGTAGCATTGTAAATCGTCCGAGTACCAATTGAGTGGCTTAAAATCTATCCACGCGTCTTTGTGGATATAACCACAGATAGGTGCGATAACGTCTGCCTTTATAAGACTGTTCTCGGTCTCAAATTTGAACCACTCCATTTTTCCCTGCCCAAGCCGAATGTTCTGCAAACCTCGTGCATAATCAGACCTAGCGGCTACCCAGCCGAGGGGGATGCTTTTGTCTCGCAGAAACGTAACGTCCTCGCCAAGCAGATTCCAGGTGGTAGGGTTAAACACAATATCGTCGTTACAGACCACCACCTCGTCGAACTCCTCGAACGCCCGTTTGACCACGGAGTTGTAAGCGTCCCCAAAGTTGTCCGCGTCGTTGGGCAGGTTTATCGTCCTGTGGCGCGGGAAGATAATGTCGCTACCTGCTAGGAACACGGTTACGTCTTGCGGGACGTAGAAGGTTATGGAGGCCGCTAGGACGGGTAGGCAAGCACCCTTGGTTGTTGCTATCGCTATTGCTTTCATTTATTCCCTACCGGTAAAGTTTTGCCCAAAAGACGGTATACATCCTCTAATAATTCCTGCTCGGTAAATCCGTAGTGATTTGGAAAGCCTTTGGTTCCGAGTCCGTGAACTCCAGTTTTACCTCTGTGGTGTTCTGGGCATAGTGGTATTGCAAAATAGTGCGAAGACCTGCCCCACCCTTGACCGGCCCGAAGATGATGAATTTCAGACGGGCTATCAGCGTACCCAATTCTTCGGCAGACCATGCATCCGAGGGCTGCAACTTTAGAG